TTGCGCCGGTTGGGCAACTATTAAGGAGGATGGCGAGGTTATGGGTTGTCACGCCACGAAACAGGACGCAATCGATCAGGGTCTTGCTATTGCGCAAGCCGAGGACTCAACGTTTGAGGGCGAACGCGCCATGCCTGGCACTTTGAAGCCTGGTAACTTTGTTTCTTGGAAAGACCACGGCGAAACTTATCAGGGACGTATCCGCGAGGTTGTAACGTCGGGCACTATTGACATTCCTGGCTCAGGTGTTCAGATTGCCGGCACTTTCTTTGATCCTGCCGCTTTGGTGCAAATGTATGAGCAGGTTGATGGCGAATGGGTTGAGGCTTCGACGTTCTTGGGCCTTTTGTTTTCACAGCTCAGTGGTATTAGCGCTTTGGTTGATGATGAGATGCCTGAGTTTGAGTATGAAGAAGATGTGCTTGATGATTCACCAGATGGTGAAGATGACAGTGACGATGAAGACGATGTTCTCGAAGAGAACCGTCAAGTAAACCTTGAAGCTCCGGCTTATATGCGCGCAGCGGCCCGTCAGGGTTTGAAGTATTACGAAGAGGGCTTAGCTGGTGACGGTCTTGTAGAGCGCACAGTCCGTGAGGCCAGGGCAATGGCTGAAGGCAATGTTACCGCTGACAAGTGGGTTCGTATCGCCGCGTGGATTGCAAGGCACCTTGTTGACCTTGATGCTCCTGCTGCTAACCCGAACAACGAGGATTACCCTTCTGCTGGTGTGGTTGCGCACCTGCTGTGGGGTTCTGGGCCATCCAAGCGTGCCGCCCGCAGGGCGCTAGAGTACGCTGAGGGTGTTGTGGGTAGACTAGAAGAAGAGAATCGTCAACGCGTGAGCGTGGAGGCTAAAGAGATGGCAAAGATAGAAACCAGAACCAACAGCGCCCGTTTTGAGGTGCGAGAACTCGACGGTGGCGGGATGACCTTCACTGGTTATGCCGCAGTATTCAACGCGCCAAGCGAACCGCTGCCCTTCATTGAGCGTATTGCCCCTGGGGCTTTCAAGCGCTCTTTGGATTCCCGTAATGACATCAAGTTGCTGTGGAACCACGATACTGGTGTGGTTCTCGGTTCTCGCCGTGCGGGAACCCTGCGTCTTGAGGAAGACAACTATGGTTTGCGCGTTAGTGCCGATCTGCCCGACACTCAGGCCGGCCGTGATGCCGCCTACCTCATTAAGCGTGGCGATGTTGACGCAATGAGCTTCGGTTTTTCTGTGCCCAAGGGCGGCGACGAGTGGGTCTCCGACAACGAGCGTGTTCTGCGTTCGGTCAGGCTTATCGAAACATCGGTTGTGCCGTTTCCTGCGTATTCGCAAACCTCTGGTTCGACTTCTGTGCGAGGACTTGACAAGGTTGCTCGCCGCGCTTCGGTTAACGCCGACGCGCTTGCAGACGCGATTGTTGCTATCGAATCCGATAGCGACTTGACTGAAGAGCAAACCGAGCTTCTGGCCAAGGTTATTAGTGAACTTGGTCCCAAGTCTGAGGAACCTGCTGAGACTGTTGAAAGCGAAGAGCTTGATGCGGACATGTTGGAGCTGAAGAAAAAGAAGCTTGAGCAACTACTGAAAAGGATTTAATTATGGCAACCAAGGATGAAATCAAAAAGGTTATTCTCGATGTGGCCGGCAACCCAGAATCAGGTGTTGTAAAGCAATACGCTGACGCGTGGGCTCAGGCGATCGTGAACATAGATGCCCCTGCTGAGGCGCCTGAAGTTGAGCGCGAGGTTGTGGAACCGGTCAAAGAAACCCGCATTCTTGGTGTCGCAGAGAAGCGATAGCGGGTTTCCCCTCCCGTTCCCCTTTCCGGGAGGGTCTTTTGTTACTTCAGTGTGAATACTGCGGTAAAATTAAAGCTACGGTTGAGTGTTAGCACCACCGGGTATGGGTCTGCGTTAGCGCGACTGTAATTGTAATCACATAAATAGGAGAATCATGTCTGAGTACCTTAAGTCTCAGTCGGAACTTCGCGCATCTCTCATCAAGGACATCCAGGCTACTCTGGACGTTGCTGAAGAGCGCGGCGGTCTTGACGCAGACGCAAAAAGCAAAATCGACGCTCTTGAAACTGACATCCGTTCAGCCGATGAGGCTATCGCAGTTTTCAAGCGTCAGGAGGAGCGCAAGGCTGAAGCAGCCGAGGCAGCTCGCGGGTTTGTTCCCTCTTCGGAAGCCCGTACCGAGGTTGACGTTCTTCGTGCGATTGGTCGCGGCGAAATCCGCGAACACACGTTCGAGCAGCGCGCACTCGTAACCTCCAGCAACACCGTACCTGTTTCGTTCTACGACCAGGTATTCCAGGTTGCACGTCTCGTTGGTCCCATGCTGGACACCTCCGAGATTTTCAACACCACTTCGGGTGAAAACATCACCGTTCCGACCATGACTGCCTACAGCACTGCTGCGCTGACGGCTGAAGGTTCGGCTATCGCTGAGTCCGACCCCACCTTCTCCAGCATCACGCTGGGCGCTTACAAGTATTCGTTCCTCATCGGTGTCAGCAACGAGCTGATCGCAGATGCAGGCTTCAACTTGGAAAGCCTCCTCGCTGAGCAGGCCGGTAACGCTATTGGCTTCACCGTCAACAACGTTCTGACCATCGGAGACGGAAGCGACAAGCCTCGCGGTCTTGTTACTGCCGCTGGCTCTGGTATCACTGGTGGAACTGCCGTTTCTGGCGCGTTCACCGCTGACAACCTGATTGACCTTATTTACTCGCTGGATGGCGCTGCGCGTCGTCTGCCGGGCGTGGGCTTCATGGCTAACACCTCTTCACTCGGTGCTATGCGTAAGCTCAAGGACAACTCGGGTCAGTACCTGTACCAGGTTGGTGTTGGACAGCCCGACTCGTTCGCTGGCTTCCCCATCTTCGAAAACCCCGCTATGGCCTCTGCCGCCCTTGGCGCGAAGAGCGTTGTCTTCGGACACCTCCCTTCGTACAAGGTTCGCATGGCTGGCGGACTTCAGGTTGCATCAAGCACCGACTACGCATTCAACAAGGACCAGACTTTCTACCGGTTCTTGATGCGCGTCGATGGCGACCTGACTCACGCAGGTCACGTCAAGTCCTTCATCGGAAACGCTGCCTAGTATTTGACGACACGCTGAAGGGCCGGGGTGGTGGGTTGCCCCGGCCCTTCTGTTTGCTAGGATTCTGTGCATGGGAAAAAAGGGAAACCCTGCTCACAGGGAACAGTTAAAGGGCGCTATCGGTGTTTGGTCTAACTCTTATGACGCGCCGACAGGTTACGGGCAGCAAGTAAAGTATCTGATTGACCGTATGGTCCGTCACGGCTTTGATGTCGCTAACCTTTCTAACTTTGGTCTTGAGGGCAAGATCGACACGATTAAAACACCGTATGGTGACGTGAAGCACTTTCCGAGAAGCTTTCACGGTTATTCGCAGGACAGCGCCCCGCTTGACTTTATGACGTGGGCTAATTCGGTTGACAAGAAAGACTTGTTCTTTACTTTGTATGACGCTTGGGTTCTTGAGTCGCCCATGTACGAGAAGATGCGTCAGATTTGGTCTTGGATTCCGCTAGATCACATTACTTTGCAGTCTCGGGTGAAAGAGTGGGTTGAGCGTCCTAACGTGTTGCCGATTACGATGGCACCATTCGGTAAGCGTCAACTGGATCAGGCCGGCATTGAGAACGTTTATATTCCGCACGGTATTGATACCGAAACGTTGAAAGAAACGTGGGTTCTGCCTACGGGTCAGGATGTGCGCGACTACTGGAAAACACGGGACAAGTTCGTTGTCGGCATGGTTGCCGCTAATAAAGCTTCTGGCCTGGTTCACCGTAAAGCATTCAGTGAAAACTTAATGGCGTTTAGCATCTTTAGGAAACGTCACGAGGACGCCGTACTGTATTTGCACACCGATGTGACTGGTAGCGGTATCGGTTGGAATCTTATGGAGTTGTTGAAATCTCTTGGCGTGCCACAGGACGCCGTGTTGTTTGTAAACCCCTTGGAGTATCGTTATGGGTCTTCGCGGGAGACTTTGGCGTCTTATTACACCGGGATGAACGTTTTGTTGGCTCCCAGCCTTGGCGAAGGGTTCGGTGTGCCGACCATTGAGGCTCAGGCCTGCGGAACCAGGGTGATTGCGTCTAACTGGGCCGCCTCACAGGATTTGGTTTCTGAGGATGGTTGGCTGGTTCAGGGCACACCGTCTTGGGATGCCGGACAGTTGGCTTGGTGGCAGACACCTTCCGTGCCGTCGATTGTGGACGCTTTGGAGGACGCGTACAAGACCGGTCAAGATAAGTCTGAAGTTGCGGTTGCGTTTGCTAAAGACTTTGATGTTGAGACTGTTTGGGCTCGTGACTGGATGCCTTTGCTTAGGAAAGAATTTGGATGAGGCTAGTCCACTTCTATCATGTTTATGCTGATGGGGATTGGTTCACACCCGCTGTCGAGCATTTAGAAGAGCTTGTTATGTCTGGGTTGATTGACAACCTTGATGACATGTTTTTGGGCATTGTGGGTTCGCCCGCTAACCGCAAGAAGGTGAAGTTTGAGTTGCCGGGCATTGTTATTGCTGAGGCTGATGAGGGATGGGAGCAAGTCACCTTAGAAGCCGTACATAAATACGTACAAGATAGTGACGACGCGATCTTCTACGCTCACACTAAGGGTGCTTGGTCTAAAAGCCCGCTGGCCACCAATTGGCGTGTGTCAATGACGAACGACACTGTGACGCGTTGGCAAGAGTGTGTGACAGCGTTGCGCGACCATGACGCTGCTGGGCCTTTTTGGTTGAAATCGGTTGAGCAAGAACATGCTGAGCATGATTTCTTTTTTGCTGGCAATTTTTGGTGGGCTCGGTCAGATTATGTGCGCACACTGCCACCCGTGAAGACTGAAAATCGTTTCCAGGCTGAGGGGTGGATTGGTTTACGTCAGCCCCGGGTGAAAGATATGCGTCCCGGCTTGGCGACTTGGGGGAACTTTTGGCAACCGTAATCCTTACATCTGTGTACGGCAACTTTGACCCGTTGAGGCCGTTGCCGAAGAATCACGGCTTCGACAGGGCTGTCTGTGTAACCGATAACCCTGACTTATCGGCTGACGGTTGGGAGATTGTTGTGGTGCCTAGCAATCTGTCGCCACGGTTGGCTGCGAAGCGCGCCAAGATGATGCCATTCGATTTCGTGAAGGCCGAGTTCGCTGTGTGGATTGATGCAGCGTTTGAGATTGTTGGTGACGGTTTTCGAGAGTTTTGCGAGAGGGCCATAGAGGGCAAGGATATTGTGGTGTGGGACCACCCCGACAGGCATATGCGACCTGACGCTTTTGCAGAAGCAGCGTACTCGCGCACTATGGCCAAGTATGGGGATCAGGACTTGGAAGGCCAGGCGGCTCACTATTTGAGTGATGGTTTGCTTGCGGGTTCTGGTTTGTGGGCCTGTGGGACGATTGTGTGGCGTAACCGTGAAAAGGCGCGAGAATTCGGTCGGCGCTGGTATGACGAGAATGTTAGGTGGACGATTCAGGATCAGATAAGCTTCCCTTATCTTGTGTGGAAGTTGCAACCCAACTTTGGCGTGTTTCCTGCGCACGAGTATGAGAATCCTTATTTGAGGTGGTGGATGCATGAGCGAAACGTTTGAGCGTATAGCGGCCGATCAGGTTGAGGCGCAGGCTGGGCACGTTTACCGGTACCTGTCGGCGTTGGACTGGATTGAACGCGATCAGAAAGTTATTGACGTGGCCTGCGGTGTCGGTTATGGCGCAAAGATTCTTGCTGAAAAGAACGTTGACTATTTTGGTGTTGACAAGATTGAGGCCGACGAACAATACATTCGGTACGGCAACTGGCTGTTTGGTGTGGACTTGAACACTCACCGTTTGAACTGGAAGGGCGATGTTGCTATCTGCTTTGAGACTCTTGAGCATTTAGAAAACCCACAACACTTGGCTGACGAGCTTATGGCTGCCGCCCCCGTAATTGTTGTTTCGGTTCCTACCCGGCCAACGAAACACATAAACGAATATCACTTGCATGACTTCACGGTTGATGACATTCTGGCGATGTTCGACAAGGTAGAACTTGTTCACCTTGAGGATCAACCAGAAGAACTGTCACACATCTTTGTCTTTAGGAAGCCTGATGCTGCCTAACCTGATTGTGCCGGTGTTGAACCGGTACGACTTGTTGGACAGGATGATTGCGAGTATCGATTACCCGGTACGCGATCTGCTGGTTGTTGATAATGGTGGCGAGCTGACCTCTTTGGCGTCGAACGATTTTATTCACAATTTGCATGTTTTGAATATGCCCAGCAATCTTGGTGTGGCTGCTTCCTGGAATCTGGGCATAAAGTCGTTTTATGGTGACAGTTTGTGGTTTTTTGCTTCCAACGACATGTGGTTTAAGCCAGGTGCCCTTGAAACGCTTTCTACGGCCCGTAGAGACGAGATAAGCCTTGCAAGGGACTTTCCCTTTTGGCAAACGTTTTCTATCGGTGACGAGGCTCTCGGCAAGCTCGGTTTGTTTGACGAAGGGTTTTTTCCCGCATATTTCGAAGACACGGAATACAAGCGCCGTGCGGAACACTTTGGGGTTAATGTTCGGTTGCTTGACGTAGACACGGGGCACGATAACTCGTCAACAATAAACAGCAACCCGATTTATCGTTCGCAAAACGACAGAACGTATAGCAACAATCAGGCCTATTTTGATAGGAAGGTTGCTAACAATGATTATGGTCCCGGTGGCTGGCTTTTAGAGCGACGGCGACTCAATGCCTGGGACGCTCCGCGATAGACTAGATACGGAGGTTTATTGTGACAATTATTAACGGCTATACCGATCTAAACACGTTGAAGCTTTCTTTGAAAATTACCGACACTGTGGACGACGCCTGGTTGACCATTTGTATCAACGCGGCATCACGCGCTATCGACAACTTTTGTGAACGTGTTTTCTATCAAACTTCAGCAACACGCGTTTACGCACCTAACGACAACTTTGTAACAGAAATCGATGACCTGGTTACTTTGACCACGTTGAAGACATCCACCAACGTTGACGGTGTTTTTGATCAGACATGGAAGGCCAACGATTATCAGTTGGAGCCGTTGAACGGTATTGCTGGCGGTATTCCTAGTCCGCGCAATTTG